TGAAAGGATAAAGAGATGGACAAAGAGTTACAAGATTATTACGAAACATTACTAGATTTGTTTTCCTCAAAAGGGTGGAAGCAATATATCGAAGACATTTCCGACAATATGGAAATACTTCAGGATATTACTACCATCCCAGATGAAAAACAATTCTGGTTCCGTAGAGGACAAATAGAAGCGGTACAGCGAGTTCTCTCTTACGAGTCAGCGATCAAAAACAGCTACGAGGACTTTGAGAGGGAAGTGAATGCCTAAGCGTATCTATGAGTTTATCTGCGGAGATGACCACCTCACAGATGCTTACATTGATTCTGAATTAAGAACAACCAATTGTAAGGTGTGTGGTCAACCTGCTATTCGTATTGTTAGCAAGCCGATGGTCAAACTTGAGGGCGTGACTGGAGATTTTCCCGGAGCAGCGATGCAATGGGAACGCAAGCGAAACGAGAAGATGGCGCAGGAAAGAAAGAGTGCCGCCGAATAGGCATAAGCACATAATTATATTCCACAATGCTTATTAGCACGGAGAGTTTAATGGCAACATTTATTGACGAAGGCTACGAAGAGCCACAAGACGAAGAAGAGTTTTCATCTATCGAGGATGAACAAGAACAGGATAACCCCACAGAGGAGCCTGAGCAACAAGACAACGAAGATGACATTCCTGATAAGTATAAGGGCAAGTCTGTTAAAGACATTGTTCGTATGCATCAAGAAGCCGAACGCGCAATCGGCAAGCAAGGGAGTGAAGTCGGTGAACTTCGACGAATTGTAGATGACTTTGTACGTGCCCAAACCGTCACAAAACAACAACAAGCCCCAGAAGTCGAGGAAGAGGTAGATTTCTTTACCGACCCCGACAAAGCTATTGCAAGGGCTATCGAAAAGCATCCGAAGGTGCGACAAGCGGAAGAGCTGTCGGCACAAATGAAGAAGGCTGAAGCGTTAGCCAACCTGAAACAAGCTCACCCTGATTTTACTGAAGTCGTCAATGACGGTAGCTTCGCTGAATGGGTTAACAAAAGTAAGGTACGTCAAGAGCTATTTAGTCGAGCTGACCGCAGTTACGATTTTGACGCAGCGCATGAGTTGCTCACCACTTGGAAAGAACGAACTCAGGTGGTCAACCAGACAAAGGCAGTCGAACAAGTACAGCGTAAGCAAGCAGTTAAAAGCGCAGCCACTGGGTCATCCAAGGGTAGCGGTGAAACTGCAAGTAAGAAAACCTATCGCAGAGCCGACATCATCGAACTCATGCGTACAAACCCTGACCGCTATGAACAGCTTGCACCAGAAATTATGCAGGCATACGCGGAGGGTCGTGTTAAATAATCATTCTGAAAGGTAATTTTTAAAATGGCAACTTCTACTTTCCCAGCTAACGGTGGTTTTACAACTAACACCACTGCTGCTGCTTTTATCCCTGAATTGTGGTCTGACGAAATCATCGCAGCCTACAAACAAAACCTCGTTATGGCAAACCTCGTCTCTAAGATGTCCTTCAAGGGCAAAAAGGGCGACACATTGCACATTCCTAAGCCCAGCCGTGGCGCTGCTTCTACCAAAGCTGCTGGTACTGCTGTTACTCTCCAAAACGAGACAGCCACACAAGTCGATGTGTTGGTTAACAAGCACTATGAATATAGCCGCTTGATTGAAGACATCACCGAAGTTCAGGCTTTGGCTTCAATGCGTAAGTTCTACACTGCTGACGCTGGCTACGCTTTGGCTAAGCAAGTTGACACCGACCTGATTCAATTGGGTCGTGGTGTACAAGGCGGTGACGGTACTGTCGCTTATGACAAGGCTGTGATCGGTGGTGATGGCTCTACTCTGTACACTGGTGCTAACGAGTCTGCAATCACTGACGCTGGTATTCGCCGTATCATCCAGACTTTGGACGATGCTGATGTACCTATGGACGGTCGTGTGTTGGTGTTGCCTCCTGTCGCTCGTAACGTGATGTTGGGCTTGGCTCGTTTCACTGAGCAGGCTTTCGTTGGTGATGGCTCTAGCATTCGCAACGGCGAAATCGGTAACGTCTACGGCGTGAAGGTTTATGTCTCTACCAACTGCGAGACTGCCACTGGTGACGCTCGTGTCGGTATGATGTTCCACAAGGACGCTTTCGTGTTGGCTGAGCAAATGGGCGTTCGCTCACAGACTCAGTACAAGCAAGAGTAC